ATGGATCGACACAGACAGACGCCTTGGCACGCACTGAAACTTACGGAGGTCTATGAGACTTTACATACCTCCGAGGAAGGATTAAGTGATGCCGAGGCTGCCGAAAGGCTGGAAAAATATGGGCGCAATGCATTGCGCTCGAAACCGCCCAAAACCATTCTTCAAATGCTGAAAGCGCAGATCATTGACCCGATGGTACTTATCCTCATCGGCGCATCCGCTTTTTCCGCAATTTTACAGGAGTGGACAGAGGCGGCGGTAATCTTTATTATTGTAATCGTCAACGCCGTCATCGGTATTGTGCAGGAAAAGAAAGCACAGTCCTCTCTGGAAGCTCTGCGCAATATGAGTGCCCCAACGGCTCGGGTTTTGCGCCAGGGGGAGGAGAGCGTTATACCCGCCAGCGAGTTGGTAGTGGGTGACGTTGTGATGCTTGGCGATGGAGATATGGTTCCGGCGGACTTACGCCTGATAGATTCCGCCAGTTTGAAAGTGCAGGAGGCTTCTTTGACCGGCGAATCCGTCCCTTCTGAAAAGGAAGCAGAAGATATTCTGCCAGAAGACTGCCCTCTGGGTGACCGCAGTAATATGGCGTACACCTCAGCCATTGTCACATACGGACGAGCGACCGGCGTTGTAGTAGCCACCGGCATGGATACCGAGGTAGGTAATATCGCCGGTATGCTGGACAATCAGGACGATACGGATACACCCTTAAAGCGGAAACTGAATGCGGTTGGTAAGACTCTGACCATCGTTGGACTAATCGTCTGTGCCCTGATCTTTGCCATCGGCGCTTTCTATCAGCGCCCGCTGATTCCGCAGTTTCTGGTCGCGATTTCGCTGGCAATTTCCATCATCCCGGAAGGTCTGCCTGCCACAGCCACGATTGTGATGGCACTGGGCGTGCAGCGTATGGCAAAGAAAAATGCGTTGATTCGCAAATTGCCCGCCGTGGAAACTCTGGGTGGTGCAACTGTCATTTGCTCCGATAAAACCGGTACTCTTACACTCAATAAAATGACGGTAACACATATTGCAGTCAACGGAGATTTTGAAAACGGCACAACTACCCCGATTGAAAATGCCGCCAAACAGCATCCTGCGGTATATAGAGAATTGGTTTATGCAGCAGCTCTTTGTAATGACGCCAGCCTTGACCCAGATAGAAAGGGAGAAATCATCGGCGACCCCACAGAGGGCGCGCTGATCTATATGGCACAGGCGTTTGGAATCGACCATGAAGCCCTGGAGGATGAATATCCCCGCTTTTTTGAGCAGCCTTTTGATTCTGAGCGTAAGAGGATGACCACTGTTCACCGCATCCATGAGAAGTGGGTTTCTTATACCAAGGGTGCGGTGGATGAAATGCTGCCTCTGTGCACCCACATTCTGACTTCGGAAGGTGTGCGGCCCATCACGGGGGCTGACAAAGAAAACATTACAAAACTTTGCCTATCCATGTCGGAGGACGCTTTGCGTGTGCTGGGCTTTGCTATGCGTACCCTCACGGCACTGCCCACAGATGATGATGAGAATGTGGAATTTGACATGACTTTTGTGGGTGTGACCGGAATGATCGACCCGCCCCGAAAAGAGGTGGCCGACTCTGTACGCACCTGCCGTCAGGCGGGCATCCGAACGATTATGATCACCGGCGACCATAAGGTGACAGCCCTTGCCATTGCGAAAGAGCTGGATATTTACCGAGAAGGCAACACCGTCATATCCGGTGAGGAACTGGATACGATGACGGAAGACGAGTTGGACGATGCGGTAAAAACAACGACCGTCTTCGCCCGCGTATCCCCTGCGGATAAACTGCGTATCATCCAGAGTTTGAAACGCACTGGCGAAGTAGCGGCCATGACGGGTGACGGCGTCAATGACTCCCCCGCCCTGAAAGCAGCGGACATCGGTGTTGCGATGGGTATCACCGGTACGGATGTGGCAAAGGATGCCGCCGACATGATCTTGCTGGATGACAGCTTTACCACGATTGCTTATGCTATCAAGGAAGGCCGCCGTGTCTACCGCAATATCCAGAAGGTAATCCAGTTCCTTTTGGTTGGTAATATCGCAGAAATTCTAACCTTGTTTGTTGCAACCCTATTTAACTGGGATGCACCCCTTCTGGCCGTTCACATTTTGTGGGTAAACCTTGCCACGGCTACCTTGCCTGCCCTGGCACTGGGTGTTGATCCGGCCAGCAAGAACATTATGAAGCATAAGCCAGTAAAATCGGGCACTCTGTTTGAAAAAGATCTGGTACGCCGTGTTATTATACAAGGCATCTTTGTGGCGGCCATGACCACCTGCGCTTACTGGATCGGCGCAAGCATGGGCGGTCATGTGACCGGTCAGACAATGGCGTTCTGTGTGCTGGCCTTCTCTCAGATGCTTCGCGCTTTTAACCAGCGTTCCAATACGGAGCCTATCTGGGTGCGGGCAGAGGGGATCAACCCCTGGCTGATTATTTCCTTCGTGGTGTCCGCCCTTCTGATGGCGTGCATCCTGTTTGTCCCTGCACTGCAAAGTGCGTTCCAATTGACCTTGTTGGATGGCACACAGTGGCTGATCGTCATAGGATTGTCCCTTATGTCGATCCTGCAAGTGGAAATCGTAAAAGCGATTAAAAAACATATCCATAAATAAGTAGAAAGGCGGAGGGGTTTCCTCCGCCTTTCTAAAGCCAATAAAAGCAGGGACTACATCCAATTTTTACAGCTAAGCCGCTTCTCTATATCATCTTCTCTTATGCCTGTATCTCCGTTCCATCCTTAAAGGTCACTCGGATGTCCTTCTCGCTGTACAGCATCACAAAATCCACCAGGCTCGACCATAGCCGTTCGTCAAATTCTGCAATCGGCTTCTGCGTCTCCACCGTATGGAGAAACTGCTCCAGCAGCTTTTTGCGGTCGGCTTTATCGGAGACCGTTTGAGTTACCTCATCAAACTGTGCCTTGACCGCTTCATAGCGGCTGACCAGCCCGTTATAACGCTCGGTATACTCGTCCTGATCGAGGGCGACACGGGCATTCTCCGTCACGCACCGCTCTACCAGGCCAACCACGACCTCCAGTTCTTCCTTCAGTTCTGTCTGTCGCTTTTCCAGTTCTGCACTGTCGCACAGCATGGCGATGACCATCTGCACATTGGCAGATAATTCTTCCTTCTCTGAGAGCAGGATGTTGACTGCCCGGACGAAAGCGTCCTTGACCTGCTCCTCCGTGACATGGGGCGTGCCGCATGGCTTCCCGCCTTTGTATTTGTGGTTGCACTGGTAAATGACCCGGCGGTATTTGTCCGTGGAGTGCCAGACCTTGGAGCCGTACCAGCACCCGCATTCACCGCACTTGATTTTCGAGGAAAACATACTCACGCCGCTGTAGCGGTGCTTGTCCTTTGTCCGTCTCGCCATCTCTGCCTGGACATAATCGAAGGTTACCGGATCGATGATAGCCTCATGGTTGCCCTCCACATAGTACTGCGGGACCTCGCCCTCGTTCTTTTTTGTTTTCTTCTGGAGGAAGTCCACCGTGAACTCCTTCTGCAGGAGGGCGTCGCCCTTGTACTTCTCATTGGTAAGGATACTGCGGACGGTACTCTGGCTCCAGACTGCCTTGCCGCCAGGGGTCGGAAGTTTCCGCCCCGTCAGTTCCTTGGCGATGGCGTGGCAGGTCAGCCCGTCCAGAAATAACTTGTAAATCAGCTTGACAGTCTTTGCCTGCTCCGGATTGACCACAAAGCCGCCGTTCGGCCCCCGGTCATAGCCCAGGAACCGCTTGTAGGCCACGCTCGCCTTGCCGTCTGCGAACCGCTTCCGCTGGCCCCAGGTGGTGTTCTCCGAAATGCTCCGGCTCTCCTCCTGGGCAAGGCTGGACATGATGGTGATGAGCAGCTCGCCCTTGGCGTCCAGCGTCCAGATATTTTCCTTCTCGAAATAAATCTCCACGCCTTTTTCCTTCAGCATCCGTACCGTGGTTAGACTGTCCACGGTATTTCTGGCAAACCGGCTGACGCTCTTTGTGACGATGAGGTCAATCTTCCCGGCAAGGGCGTCCGCCACCATTGCCTTGAAGCCCTCGCGCCGCCGGGTGTTCGTTGCAGAAATCCCTTCATCCGTATAGATGGCAACAAACTCCCAATCGTCCCGCCCCTTGATGTAATTCGTGTAATAGTCCACCTGCGCCTCGTAGCTGGTGACCTGGTCCTCATGGTCGGTGGAGACGCGGGCATACCCGGCAACGCGGCGTTTCTGCTTGCTGCCGATGGGGATGGCGGTGTATTTCGTGATGGTCGCCGGAATCGCCGTTACTTTTCTTTGCGCCATTTGTCTCCACGCTCCTTCCGTAATTGCTTCATGTGTTCACTCATCTGCCGGCGCCGCTCTGGCGTATAGGCGCCCTTAATGGATTCCTTAAATTTTGCCCTCTGCTCCTCAGTCCAAGGCCGCCCCACACGTTCCGGCGGCTGCCAGTTGCGGCTTACGGTTCTGCCATCCTTAAAACAGAAGCGGAGTTCTGAAGAGGAAAGCACCTCAACTCGGTCGATCTTCTCACGAAAAGCGGCGGCGTCAAACGCATCCAGCCCAAGTACCTCTGCGGCCATCTGTTCCAGCAAATCCTCCCGCAGGCTGGGGGAATCGCAACCGTTATGCTCTGCGCACCGCCAGTGGCTGACCTTGCTGCCATCTTTGCAGTTCCGTGTTGCCTTGCGGAAATTACAGCCGCAGGATACGCACTTTATCTTCCCCGTGAAGCAGGATGCACCGATGGGATTCGTGCCGTTCTTGCGCCGTTTCATGGACACTTCAGCACGCCGCTCCGGTGTCCAGCAGTCCCGATGCCCCGTGTTCAGGCAGTCCTTTGTTACCACACAGCCATCCGCCATGTGAAACTCCAGCGTATAGCGTTCTGGCACATCGATATGGTCCACCTTTTCCAAGAAGATGGCTTCATCAAATTTATCAAGCCCCAGAACTTCCGTACAGACTTTAACCATGTTTTTGTGGTTGATGGTGCCGCCCACAGGACAGCCGGTGCCTTTCTTCTTTTTCTTCTTACTGCCACAGTTCCAGAACTCCATATCGCCCCGGTCTGTCCGCTTGTTGTGCATATAGCTCTGCCCGCAGTATGGGCATTTGATCTTTCCCGTAAAGCAGGACGTGTTCAGGCTCTTATTTGCCAGTGCGCCAAGCTCCCTGCGCCTTGCCATCTCCTCCTGTACAAAGTCAAAAGTGGCCTTGTCGATGATGGCAGGATGGGTGTCCTCCACATAGTACTGGGGAAGTTCCCCTCGGTTCTTTTTCCGCTGCTTGGAGATAGGGTCGGAGATAAACTCCTTTTGCAGGAGAAGGTTTCCCGTGTAGGTCACATTGGTCAGTACCACCTTGATGTTGGAATCCACCCAGCGGCAGCCGTCCCTGGTTGTGATGCCCTCGGCAGCAAGCTCCCGCTCGGTTTCCAACCGGGATTTCCCGTCCAGGAAGTTCTGGAATATCCGCTTTACAATTTCCGCTTCCTCCGGCACGATGACCAGTTCGTCACCCTCCCATCGATAACCGTAGATGCGGAAGTGGCCGTTGGGGATGCCGTTCTGCATCCGCTTTCGGATGCCCCATTTCACATTGTCGGAAATGCTGCGGCTTTCCTCCTGGGCAAAGGACGCCAGGATGGTCAGCATCAGTTCGCCGTCCCCGTCCATAGAGCGGATACGTTCCTTCTCGAACCGCACCTCAACGCCTAAGTCTTTCAAACGCCGCACCGTTTCCAGAAGATCCACCGTATTCCTGGCAAACCGCGAGATGCTCTTTGTCAGGATGATGTCGATCTTGCCGGCTTCGCAGTCGGCAAGCATCCGCTTGAACTCGTCGCGCTTTACCGTGTTGGTACCGGAAATAAAATCGTCTGCGTAGACCCCGGCATACTCCCAGTCCGGGTTCTTCTGGATCAGCCCGCTGTAGTAACTCACCTGTGCGGAAAGGGAGTGGAGCATCCGTTCCGACTGCATGGACACTCTGGCATAAGCGGCCACCTTTTTCTTTTCCCGGATGGCGGGAACGGCCGCTTCGATTTTTCTTAAATTCGGCATGAAATCGCCCTCCTTTCCGCTTCTATACATCACTCTAAAGGTGCGTAAAGTCAACGGATTTCGGAAAATAATGTGCCGAAAACAGGGCGGTATTTCTCCAGAAACATTGTATCGATCTGACGGTACTCTTCCTCGGAGATAAGCCCCTCTGCGAGCATCTTTCTGACCATGCTCATGGTCGCCTGGTAGAGCTTTTCATTCGTCAGCTGCTCCTTACTCATCCGCGCCACCTCCGAACCGATGCTGGATGTAGCAGGCATGGCTGCAGTACTTCCTCTCGGCGCGCCCGTAAACCGAAAAGGTCCTGCCGCAGTTTGCGCAGGTGACCCCCCGGATCGCCCTGCGGTCAACTTGATCAAGATGGGCATTCCACCACTTGTTCCTGCATTTGTCAGAGCAGAACTTTTTCTCCTTCCGACCGACGTGCTGGGCAATCGGCGCCCCGCAGCACAGGCAGTGGTGTACCCGACTTTTGGTATCCTGCTGTGGTGCTTCTGCTTTCTGTGCGTTCCTGCGGCAGAAGGATTTTACTGTATTTTCTGAGATCCCGACTTTCCGGGCGATTGCACCGTAGCCCATGCCCTGCGCCCGGAGAGCGGATACGATCATTCTCTGTTCGTTCGTCACCGCTGTCCCTCCAAATCTGTAACCTTCTACCTCTGAAAGGACAGAAGCCGGGGATTTCAGCGGATAAAAAAAAGACCCGTGCGCAGCCGACCGTCAAAGATCGATTGCACACGGGTTTTCTTGTTTCCTTATTCGGTTTTCACTGCATAGTCCAGAGAAATCCATCCTGCGCCGGACTTCAAGCGTCCCCAGCCAGCAGTGGAACCCTGGCCGGACTGGACCTCCACGATGGTAAACACGCCCTTGCCGGTAAACTTCCCGGTCTTGGCATAGTCCGTCCCCGGCCCTTTGCGGATGTTCAGATCGGAGATGCTGACCTTGACGGTAAACGGAACATCTGATGCTGTCTGCGTTGATGTGTTCGGTGTGTAGATGTTTACACCGTTATTATCGAACACGCTATATCCCGGATTGGCATCAGCGCACTTCTTGGCATTAGAGAGGATCTTGTATGCGCCTTTCTGCGATTTACTGTCAGACCATGCCTTACGGACACGGTAATAGCCCTCTGTCAGCTTTTCAGGATACTCAGTCTCGGTGCCCTCGGATGCCCCGCCGCCAAGCTGTGCTGTGACCTTTGCGGCAAGATCACCCATCCGGGCATACATCCAACTGCCCGGACAGGACTTGTTGGCAAACCAGCGATGGACAGTCAGCACCATCTCATCAGACTTCGGCTCATAACTGAGTGTCTTATCCTTATCACCCAGCCAGAGGAGCTTTTTCTTGTCGTTGCGCTTGCAGATATCCACGCAGAGCTTAATGAGCTTCTGATAGACCACATCCTTAAACGCATACGGCTCCGTGGTGTCAGACGCGCACTCAATAGTGACCGCCCGCTGGTCGTTGGCGCTGGAGGAGGAACACCAGGAGCGGTTTTGCTCCTCCACATACATTCCCACACGGCCGTCCACGCCGATGCCGTAGTTACAGCTTGCCTGTCTGGAAGTCGGCAAGAAGATATTGCCCAGCGTCTCCACCGAGCATTGCCCCACCACGCAGTGGGGCGTAATGCGGTCGATGCTGTGCGTCCGCTGCCCGGAGTGGTTTGGGCTGAGTTTCGTATAAGATACCAATGAACTGTTTGTGTAAGTCACTTAATTTTCCTCCTTTTCCGCTCTGTCATGGAGCTGTGCCAGGATGTCCTTCATCTTCTCCGGCACAGGAAGCCCCAGGTGCGCCGCGTTCTCCAAAAGGCTCACACCCTCGTTGGAGAGGTAAAAGAAGATGACCGCCGTGCGAAGGACGCTGCCTGTGCCAATCACCTGCACATCCAGGATGTTGGCGATCCCAACCAGCAGGAAGATCAGCACCTTCCGGCAGATGCCCTTAAAGCCCACCTCGCTGGACAGTTTCTTGTCCGAGATGGCGCACATCACGCCTGTGACGTAATCCACCGCCACGAATACCACCAGGGCGATGAACAGCCCATCGCAGCCGCCCAGGAAATAGCCCAGCCACCCGCCGATGGCCGCAAAGATCACCTGCGCCGTGTTCCAAAGTTCCTTCATGTTGATACCTCCGTTTCTTGAAATGGTTTTGTGTATGAAAAAAGCGGCCGCCCCGCAGGGCAGTCGCCAGTTCCCGTAAGTTATTCTGTTTGCTTCGGCAGCCATTCCCACAGCCGCATATCCTCCTGACCCAAAGACCACATACACATCCCCCGGAGCTTCCAGCGGTACGCCGCCTGGTTTGCCCAGTAGACCAGGGAATCCACGTCCTGGTAGTAGAGGATGGAAAAGCCGTCCGCGTCTCCAAGGAACAGCCGGGAGATCCAGATGTTGATGTCCTTCGGTATGACCTTTGCCGTGTAGCTCCCGCCGCAGGAAATCTCCAGAAGGTCGGAATGGAAGAAGTCATAGTCCAGGGAGATGTCCTCGCTCCGGGTGGAGGTTTCCTCCACATCGGCGGTCAGCGTGAACACCTGGAACTCCTCATCCCAGGTGCAGTTGGAACGGCTGATCCTTCCATAGCTTTTGAAGCTGCCGTCCGGCATCTCCACATCAAACCGCTCATACGGCTCGTAGGTCCAGGCGTCCCCCAGCCGCAGAAGTTCACAGACCGTGGTGTTGTCCGAGCGGTACCCGGCATAGCCCCCGGAAAAGCCGCTGGCCGCCGCCGTAAAGCGCAGGGTGTAGGAAGAACCGGAATACACCCGCACCTGGTTCCCACGGACGCGCATCTCCACCGTGTACATGGTAGGGTTGCCCCGCAGATCTGCCGCCGATGTCCTTGTAATCTCCTGGCTGTAGCTGCCAAGGAGCGTGGAACCATTGTACAGTTCCACCGCCTGGGTATCATAGTTCAGACAGCAGAACAGGCTGCCGCAGAATACGCCGGCCTTGCCGCTCCCGTTTGCCGGGAAGGCCAGCCTTGCCCGCAGATGCAGCTCCGAAAAGCCGTCATACTGCCACGCAAGCTCCCCATGCCCTTCAAGCTGGGAGTAGACACGCTCCATCGAATATTCATCCGACCGCCACACCTCGAAGGAGCCGGAGCGCACCGTCCAGTAATCCGTCTCCAGCACGCCGTAATCCTGGAAGTCCTCATACCATACAAGCGCCGAGTCCGGCTTCCTGCGGAGCATCTCCAGCGTCAGCTTGAAGCCTTTGTCAGGGACAGCCATATTGCCGTCCACATCCTTAAAGCTCCTGGGCGCAAGGGCGAAAGTGGCCTCCCCGGCGGTAGGTTCCTCGGAAAAAGCCGAGCAGACCCGGAAGCCGTAAAACTGGACGCCTTTGGCATCCACTGAAATGGTAATGGTGTGTGTCCCGGCCGAAAGCGTTACGCCGCTTGCGAGGGACGCCCAGAAGGTACTCCGCCAGTACGGCCACCACAGGCGGCTTTCCGTGAAGTGCTTTGTGCTGCCGTCCAGCGCCGCATAGATGCCGTTCTTGTCCCAGAAGGGGTAGCAGAGCCGCACCGCCACATCGTAAGTTCCCGCCGTGTTCACGGAAAAGCTGTAGGTCACCGAGCCGTTATCGCCCAGGGTTGCGATACCGTTTTCAATGGAGACAATGCCGGACGCGCTGGAGTAGCCGTCAGCGTCCCGGTCGATGAAAATAGTTCCGAACTCGGTTTTCTGCTCCTTGCCGTAGGCAGTCAGGTAGCGCCTGCGGTTGTATGTGTCCGCAAGCTGAGGGTACTCGCGGGAAACTGCGTCCGCTCCTTCCATGTAATCGTAGACATGGGGAAAGGCGTAAGGCACCTTGTCATAATCATCCCAATAGGCCACGATAGGGAGAAAGGGCTGGGGCGGCGCGTCACCTGTGAAGTTGTACGCTCCCGTCATCCAGTACCTTGCGGCGTAGTAGGTGTTGGAAACGCCCCGGTAGGTCTCGCCCAGGTTCTCCGGCGTATCGTAAATCTGCCAGTTCCAGCCGTAGGCCGGCATTCCCAGGAAAATCTTATCCGGGTCCATGACCTGGGTGGCGTAATCGTAGATGCCCTCCAGCCAGCTTCTCGGAGAAACCGGCCCCGGCGCGGAGCCTGCCCAGGCCATGCCGTAGCTCATAATAGACGCCGTGTCACAGTAGGCATCGAGGTCCCCGTAGACACACCAGTTCTCGCCGCCCACCGAGCCATTAACGGAAGTCATCCCCGGCAGGCAGATGTTCATGTGCTTCGTGGCATCGTAATTCTTTACCGTATTGTAGATGTTCTGGAACATGGCGGTTGACGCGGCATGGGTGGAGTAGCCGTCCCCTCGTTCCAGGTCAATGTCGATGCCGTCACACCAGGGATACTTCTCCATGATGCGGATGATCTCCGAAAGGAACATCTCCTGCGCCCCGTTTGTGTTGTCCCGCAGGGCGCGGAAGATGCTGTTCGCCCCGTCGTTTGCCACCGTCAGCAGCCACTTGATATGGGGCCATTTGTTGATGTAGGTGAGCATATCCGAAATCGCCACGCCGCTCTCGTAAATCTCCCCGGTGGCCCGCACCTTAAAGGAGAACAGCCCGATCTGGCTGATTATGAGGGTGTTTCTTAAAATTTCTTATTTTTTGTTGATGCTTGAAAAAGCGATATTATATAATAAAACTATCAAATACCTTTACATTGAGGTGAAATTATGCGGCATAAGGAAGTGGGCAAAGCTCAAATTTTGATGGTAGATGATGAAGCAGAAATCCGTGAAGTCATAAAAATTTTACTTGAAAGTGAAGGATATGAAGTATTGGAAGCAGAAACAGGAGAATTGGCACTAGCAAAGTTCAGCTTGTCTACTGATTTAATTATCTTGGATATCAATATGCCTGGGGTATCTGGTTATCAGGTGTGCCAAAAGATCCGCAGTATATCAAATGTCCCTATTTTATTTCTGACAGCAAAAACACAAGAGTCAGATCTTCTCATGGGATATACAGTCGGAGGAGATGACTATTTATCAAAACCATTTTCCTATTCTGAATTACTCGCTCGCGTAAAAGGATTGCTGCGCCGCTATACTGTATATCAAGGGAAAAATATTCAAACCCGAAGATCTGAGTATTTAGAATGGCAGAACATCCGATTGAACTATGATAGGAATAATGTTTATAAGGATCAACAAGAATTGAATCTTACCAATACTGAATATAGAATCCTACGATTATTGCTATCATGCCCTCGACAAACATTTTCTGCTCAGAATATTTATGAATCGGTATGGAGTGAACCATATTTTCCTGGAGCAAATAATACAATTATGGTTTTTATACGAAAACTAAGAGAAAAGATAGAGGAAAATCCAAAAAATCCGAAAATCTTAGTAACAGTCTGGGGAAAGGGGTATCGTATTGAGTAAAAAAATAAAGCTAAATAATAAGCTTAGTTTCCATTTTTTCTTAATATCACTGCTCTCGCTCCTTACTGCTTTCGTAGGCTATTATCTTGTATCAGATATACTAGCAAATTGGGTTTTCGAAAGTGATAAATTTTGCTCTTATTGGGAGTCAAAAAGCAATGATGCCATTCAGCACTTACAAGATTACATTACTCTAAATCATTTATCTGTCGAGGATGTTATTATAAACTCTGAGTGGCATGAACAAATTTCAGACATTCTTTTGTTTATTCAGCCCTTGCAGAACAACGACTTAATTAAACAAGATCCTGATTTATGTGATGAGGATATCATTCAATGTGCTGATGGAACTGTTCATGCGGTTTTTTATTCCCCCGGTTATGTCTATTATGCTTGGTGGAATATAGTGGGGATTCTATTTGGGTTTATTTGTTTTTTCAGTATCTTAATTCCATATGTGTTTTTTACATTCAGGAGAATACAAGATTTATATAAGCAAGTCGCAATTTCTATTAGCAATGATGATTATGAAATTCAAATTAGCGGAAATGATGAAATTGCAGAGTTAGGAAATGAGATCAATGCGCTGAGACAAACTTTAATAAACGCCACAATCCAAGAAGCATCCATTCGAAAAATGAATTATCAATTAGTTGCATCATTATCGCACGATATTCGAACTCCTCTCACAAAACTGATTGGGTATTTAGAGGTGCTGCGATACGCAAAAACAGATTCTATTGCATACTTAGAAAAAACTTACGAGAAGGCAATGCAGTTGAAGTCTCTAATAGATCAATTATTTTATCAATTTTCTACTTCCCCTTTAACAAATATTGATCCTTTTAGCCAGGTAAATGGATATGAATTATTTAGCCAATTACTTTATGAATGGTGTTGTGATTTGCAAGCTGAGGGGTATCATATTGTTCAAGATGCTGTACCATATGGTGACTATTCTATTCAAATTCGTCCAGATGATATCTATCGCATTTTTGACAATATCTTTTCAAATATAAAAAAGTATGCAGATATGAAGCATCCCATCAAAATACAAATCTACAAAAACAATCATCATGTTAAATTACGATTCACGAACTACAAAAATTTTATCTGCGCAGAAAACAGCCATAAGATTGGTCTTATGAACATACAGTCATTGATGAAGGAAAATCATGGATATACCGTAATAAATGATGATAATGAAAAATTCGCCATAGAAATCATATTCAGTTTGCAAATTCCGTAATGAGCGTAGTCAGCCAGCAACAATTACATCGAGTTGTTCAATGTCCCTACACAAGAAGGCTGTGTATATTTTCCAGATATTTCTTCATATCCAATAAAAATTGCTCTTTCTCCGTTCCTTTGTAAAGAAATCTATGCAATAGAAAAAGCCCGATTTAATTATCGGGCTTTTATTATTGGTATATTTACGTATAATCTTCGATCGGGGCCAATTCAGTTATTTTGTTAGCTCCATCTAGTTCTGCATAATACGCATCTATCGTATGTTTCCAGTCGTCGGTATATGTAATATATCGAAGGACTGGATATTGTTCTGTTGAGTCGAATACTTGGATTTCAGCTGTATTTTTCTCTTGAGAAATCAGCTGCTTCCCTGTTCCATCTTTGTTGATTCTATATAGCCGTGCAGAATCATCTAAGTTAGCAAAATAAATATGATTGTCTGTAACTACAATCCTATCCATTACCGGCGTATCTGACACTAATGTATTTTCGCTGCCATCTGGCTTTATTCTCCAAATTTTAGACGTAGTATCAGGTTCTTTGAGTCCAGCATAATAGATATACTCTCCATCATAGATCGGGCAAAAAGATGTCATATCATTGATTCTTAGATCATCATTCGTTTCCATATTAAAAATGTGAAGCGCTGATCCATCTCTATCATCTTGATATAATATCTCGTCTCCAAAAACAAAAAAGAAAAATACCGGTTTGCTTATGATTTTTTCAATATTGGAACCATCCAGGTCACATCTATAAAGATTATACATATCCTCACTTGTGACGTCTGGGCTCACAACTCCATCGTAGTAAATATTCACATAGTATATTTTGTCATTGACAATTTGAAATGGCCCATAAGACGAAGAGACTTTTTCTTTATTGTCTCCGCTCATGTTCATTTTGTAAATGCCTATGTTTCCTTTATCGCTGCCGATAGAGTAGTACAAAATTCCATCTGAAATAGTGATGTATCTAGCATATCCGTAATCTAAAACTGTGAACTCGCTTAGATCTTTTCTCATCTTTACAAAATAGGGTTTTCCATCTGAATTATAACTTTTGCAATACAGCCAATCGCCTTGTATGTATGCACCAGCCCCATTCTGCTTTTTATTTTGTTCATTTAGGTTTATATAGCTCGACTTATTCGCATCTTCCGGAGGTGTGAGCGGAGCTCTTATATCCATGTTTTCAGATTCAGAACTGTCCTGAGTCTCTTCAGGTGCGTTGCTAGACTCTGATGTTTCAACCTGAACATTTGTTTCTGGTTGCGAAGAACATCCAAATGTACAACAAAGTAATGCCAATAATAATATAAAAAATATCTTTTTCATCATCGTCCTTAGTCGAATAGTTGTTTATTCCTCTATCTTTATTCCAAGGCTTTCTGCAATTTCTTCTATAGACATTCCGCTTGACTTAATAGCCTCCACGATCATCTTTTGGCTGAGTTTTTTCTTTCGGGGCTTTGGATTAAGAATATTATGCTTTTTCTCTTCCAGTGATTTAATGCACTTCGTATGATGGGCGATCTTCGAATCAATTTCTGCAATTATTTCTTCTTTTGTTCTGTGCTTGCGTTCGCTCATAATAGAGCCCCCTTTCATTTTATGTGATTAAATTGTACAACTTGGATCATAAAAAAGCAATCATATTATCAGACATTTTGTAATCTATGGATGTGATCTTATGAAAAATATTTTTGAAAAAGCAAGTTTAGAAAATGTACTTGCTGTTTTATTTTGCGGAATAACATGTGTAATTGCAGCAGCGACTGGACAAGAAAAAATTGTTTTTTCTATTGGTGGAGGTTTAATTGGATTCGTTAGTGGCTATATGAGAGGAACATCTGGAGATGAAAATTCGCAATCCAAAAGAAATAGAACTTCTAAAAAATAATACGTAATTTAGACTTGCACTTATAGGAGGTGCTTATGAACACATTATTAACCAATCCTTCAAACAGAGGCGGGCAAAGATCTACAGATCAAATTAAATATATCGTCATTCATTATACTGCCAATCGTGGAGATACTGCAAAAAATAATGCGGTATATTTTAATCGTGAAGTTGTTAAAGCTTCTGCTCATTATTTTGTAGATGAAAATGAGGTTTGGCAGTCTGTTCCAGATCATTATATTGCATGGCATTGCGGAGGAGGCTTGCAAGGAACAGGAGGTGCTTCGTTCCATAAAAAGTGCACTAATACAAATAGCGTCGGTATTGAGATGTGCTTACTTGATAGGAAAGGAAATATTCGAAATAAAACTATTGAGAAAGCAATCGAACTTACAAAAGAGCTAATGAAAAAATACAACGTTCCTGTTGATCGGGTTATCCGCCATTGGGACGTTACATCGAAATCTTGTCCCGCGCCAATGATTGGCACAAACAATTCTTTATGGAAGTCTTTCAAGGAAAAGTTAGTAAATCTCGAGGAGGAAAAAGATATGGTTAGATACAATACGTTTGAAGAAATCCCAGGGTATGCAAAGTCGGTAGTGAAAAAACTGATGGATCATAAAACTCTACGCGGTGACGGTAAAAATTTAGACTTGAGTGAGGATATGCTTAGAATGCTGGTCTTTAATGACCGTGAAGGATTGTACGATTGATTAACTCAGGAGGATACTTATGAATGCTCTCGTTTCGGTTATAATTGATAATTTTTGGTTTATATTTTCTGTTTTGCTTATAGTCTCTATCTTTGGATACCGAATTTATAATTTTTTCAAAGCTCCGACTGAACAGCAGCTCGCTCAAATCAAGGCTTGGCTGTTATCAGCGGTAATCTTGGCAGAAAAGGAATTTGGGGCGGGAACCGGAAAGTTGAAGCTGTCGATCGTGTATAATGAGTTTATAAGTAAATTCCCTTGGATCGCCAAAATTATGACGTTCGAATCTTTTAGTAGATACGTTGACGATGCGTTAGGTGAGATGAAAGAATTGTTGAATGATGACAACTATGCCAAACTGAATATTCAAAACGGAAGTGATAAGTAGTGGAACATATTTTAACTATAGATTTTTTCAAGAATATCTCTGCAATTATTGGCTTAATTCTTTCTTCTGTTTCTTTGCTTGCATTGGTTTCAAAAAATGTAAGAAACTTATTGTCTGGGATCGTAAGAAAATACGGAAGTGTTGACTCGACTGAAGAGAATATAAAAGAAATCAAGCATCTGTTAGAAAGTCATATTGAAGATGAAAAGATACATAAAGCTCAATTAAGCGAAACAATATCTACAATGATGGATTTTGCAGAAACCCAATGTCGATCAAATATAAAGAGTATATTTTATAAATATAAAGATAAACGTTGTCTCCCTATATATGAAAAGAAAACTTTAATCAATCTCAAAACATTGTATGTACATCGAATGAATAAAAATAGCTATGGAAAACTACTCCTTGATGAAATGGAACAATGGGATGTTGATTATAGTTCCCTTATAGATGGCGATGAGTAAAAATGAAAGGCGCACCTGTTAAAAGGTGCGCCTTTTTTTATCTGAACCAACCCAACTCATCAAAGAGCACACTAGCCATTGATAAGTCCTTCCAGTTCTTGTATTGTTTTATGATCTGTGTGCTTTATTAAATAAGGAATGCATTTTTGAAAGTTTTCCTTTCTTAAATTGATTAGCTCTCTTAAATCCTTCCAAACTATAATTTTCTGACCTCTCTCAGTTTTTAAAAAATTATATGCCCATACACATTCCCTCGCCCAGTAATCTTCAAAGGATTCATAATACTCTAAAATTATTTTTTTGCACAATGGAAGACAATCAATTCTTTTATTCGGCCATTTCATAGTTTTCTCTACTATGTTTTGGGTAACTCTTCTCGGCCTCCCTCCTCCTCCCTCGTAAATATCTTTGGCTATTTTTTTTACTAATGGAGCCATCTCCTTATCTATCGTTATCCAATTCTCTTTTGTTTTTCCTGTTCGGGTTGAATAATTTCTTGCTTTTGGGAGTGGCTTACTCCATTTACTTTTAGCTATAGAGTCATCCCATGTTTCAGGGGTGCATAGATCTTGAGGTGAGATGTCCAAAAAGTATGCGAGTTGGCAAACCCATAAAAAATTTGTATTATACCCTGTCAATATTTTTTGTAAGTGATACAACTCTTGAATACCTTGTGGAACATTATCTCCGAAGAATTTCAGGATATCTTCATATAAAAGAGCAACATGCTTTTTGCGCCCACCGCTCGATAGATACCGTGTTCCATCTAATTTAGAACTAATGAACATCCCAACGGATTCTGATTGCAAGAATCTAAATTCGAGGTAAAAGCACTGCATGAGGTATTCATCAAATCTCTGCTGCGCTTCGCTTGCACTTATATCATCGTCGCAGAATGTAGTTGTTGGAATGACATCTTCTGGAACGTGGAGTCTTGGAGATCTGCATTTGGAGATCTCTACTTTTGTATTTCTCAATTTACATTTATGTTTTGTACATGTCATTATTCCTCGTATTAGATGGCTTCGATGAAAATAGGTTTCGCCATACTTCTCCCGGTCTTCCTGAGCACATAAGGGGCAATACCGAACAACTCGAGTAGAGCTGCTTGTGGGAATAGATAACAGATTGTATGGGTCTCCCCCGCCACCTATTAAAGATTCTGTTGCTATCTTTTGACGATCTAAGTCTAAGAACCTTGCATACTGAGGAAACATAGTGTGCTCAAATATCAGCTTATCCATTGTGCAAATAGATTCTATAATTCTTTTTGCCTCTTGATTTATAGGGCCAATAAATTCAATATCTGCTGCACAATTTCTTTTTATGAAAATATCTTCTAACGCATTCACATAACAAGGATATCCAGAGTGAGCAAAATATCTTGCAAACCAGCTATACACCAATTCATCTTCATAAATCTCTGGAAAATATGAAATCATATCTCTACCTCAACCACGGCGAAATGTTGCTTCATTAAAACTACGATATCTACTTTGCTGATTTTAGATTCTGCCACAAGAGCATCTATTGACACATAATCCAATTCGCTATATTCTTCTCCATTCCCAAATTCACTCGGATTTTCCCCAAAAGCAGTTTTGGGATTTTTATTTTTGGGAAGTTGCATTTTGGGGATCGCGATGCTGCTAGTTTTCTTTTTGGGCGTTGTATTTGCAGTGATGTAATTATGAAGCATCTGAAATCTTTGATTATAGGCTTTCGTGAGGGTCTCTATCCCCAAGTATTCATCACCTTCTAGTATGGCAATTTCTTGTGCATCATGGAATAAACTAACCAAGGTGCTCGGGTTTCCTCTCGTATGCTCATATAGCCATGATATTATGCCATCAGTAATCTCTGACTCAATAGAGACATATTGATATGAGAACAATATGCTGCATAGCGCAGAAAACTCATTTCCGTATTCCATCGCTCCATATTGCAGACCAACGCTTCTTCGTGCCATTTGAAATGCGCTTTGATTTTGGGTAAAAAATGGAAGACACTCATTTGTTCCAACTAGAAGTATATTGCAGCTTGTGTTAATTAACTGCAGTATCATTCTGTATAATTGCTGGCCGGATTTATGCTGAACAATAAACTGTATTTCATCTATAATAAGCGTGCCAACAAACTGCTGGCAAAGTTGAGCCACCATTCCCAATATCTGCTGTGCATTCATCGTAGATTTTTGGCTCTTCTCATAATAATTTGTTCCTAAAGTTTCATCGATTGCTATTAAGATTTGACAGAGCAGTCCTTTATAATTACAGTCGAACGGAGTGCTCACAATCAAAGCTGGAATTAGCTTGCGATATGGCTTATCACACTCTATGATGCCTCCTAGTAAATTCATAGCTTTTCTTATGCATGTAGACTTCCCTATCCCGCTGCAGCCTATTACCGTTGCAGAAGTGGCTCCAGTTGCCACACCATGGAATTCTCCTGTTGTTGCCCATCTATGATTTTCATTTAATCGTTTGACTTCAGACATAGATCCTTTTTGACTAAAACTCATTGAAGTCATCATGTATAGCTTATGATAAATTTCTATTGCCATTTTACCGGGGATAAATACTTTGTAAATGTCCGAGAGCTTCATAAGCCTCACGCTTGCTTCTGCATCTCTTATGGTAGTGTTATAATCTGGCAAAACTGTTAATTCACTTCTAAGGGCTTCCCCAAATAACATATCTGGAAGCATAGCAGCATAATCGGCCATAGATCAATTATCCTCTCTCCTATTATCTTTAGATGTAGTCAGCTCCAGCGTGAGATTATGGCGTCTCTTACTTTTGTGAGATTGTTTTGTTATGCGTACATTCTTTATGTCAATATCTTTCCCATAATCTGTTTGCGCTGAAATCGCTTCAATATGTTGTATCAAATCTATTCTTGCTTGCATATTTTCTTTTTTGTGCTGCTGGGTCAATTGTTTTTGTCTTTCTTTAATGCATTGCGCGTCTTCCAGTTTCTTCCCTTCGAATCTAGCCTCTATTAAGTCAAACTGAATATACGTTCCATCCTTTATAAGCCAAACATGAGATACATCATCCGGATCGTATGCGACAACACATCTTTCTTGTTTAAGAAAATCTTCTGTAAATCCTTCCGCTTTATATCTGAGGTTATTTGCTTTAAGTCCCCATCGTGTAAATCTAGCAGCCGTTCTCGGAAGTAATGTCAATATCAAATCCTTCTGAGACACTTTAATCAAGTTAGATTCCTTTTGGGCTTTGCAATAATTCCATATATCATTCGCATGCGGGGTTATGCCATGATCTAACATCTCCTCAGAATATGGAAAGTTTTGAATGATTCGTTTTGTATTGTAGTAAATGATGCATCGTAGAAGAATCTCTTCAAACTGATCCATTGTAAGATTGGCATCTTTTCGATAATCTCTAACTCCTCGTTTTTTGAAGTCAGTATCGATCACTCCTTTGCCTTTTAAATGTGGTTTGAATAATTCTTGGAGGAAATTAAAAATTTGTTCTACTGGCCCTTTTAGCTCTGCTCTAAATGGCGGTAGGTTAATTACTCTACATCCCAACTCCGTAATTTGCTCCATATTGTACGACGTAAATTCTGCGCCCATATCTGTTACCAAGGTTCTCGGAATTTCCTGACAGTTCCAGTCTTCTTGTTCAATTAGAATTCCAAACTTCTTGCACCATTCCACTTTATTAGTAGCGCAATTAAGAAGTAGTTCCCGTATAGAATACATCCCTCCTTCCCACAGAAGCGCGTAGCCGCACAACAGGCTGCTAAACGCATCCACACACGTTATAAGAATAGGACGTCCTACAAGGCTTCTAGAGTCATCACATAGGTATATATCGCATATCGTAGCATCCAACATTCCAGTTCCAATTTCAGGAGCGAACTGCTGCACGCCATCTCCAAGAAGAGGTCTGCTATTCATCTCATAATTTTTTATTCCATCTCGACTGATGTATTCTTTTTGTAAGGATCGTGTTTTTCTATAAAAATATCGAAATTGATGGATCGATGGGTACTCTGAATACAAGTTGCCTAGAGAGTCAGTATACTTGGTTTTCAACATCATGATATATGCGTTCATGAGTGTGTTTTTTCTTCTCGTATAATAAAACTTGTTTAATGCCCATCTAATATTTTTTTGATCCTGAGTGAGTGAAGTTTCAAGGTGGGATTTTTGAGGAGCCAATGCTCCTACATTCTGATAAGCTAGATACGTGCACAAATAATTTGAAACTGTTCTTTTGCTCAAATTATTTTTTTCAGCTACTGCTTTTATAGCCTTCGTCCTCATGTGATCATCAGAAATGAATGGAATAATTCCACAGATGATGTTGTATCTTCTATGTGCTTCCTTTTGGCTTTTGGGATCTAACAATTCTAAACTACAAGTTTTCCTGTTCGCTCTTTTTAGTAGTTCTTCCTCTGTGCAGAGATCATCCCGGTCTGGAGAAATATCAATCCACTTTGGCATTGTAAGTCTGAGACAATCGATACAGAAATACTTTTCATTATCTGTTTCCAGGACTCTATAAATGCTCCCACCTGCTAAGATCAATGAATTCCGTTTAAGGTTGTCCTTCAT